GGTTGATTCCGACACATATGTTGCCTGAGGACGATGGTGTATACACGATTGAGATTTTGCGTCGTGACACCGGAAAACTTGGAAATGTTGTGAAGGAACGCGTCTCCTGCCACGATTGGGTTCGTGTTGGTGGAGATCTTACACTTGTGCTTCTAGCCAGTGGTGGATCTGTTGCTAATTTGTCTCAATATTTGGCTGAAGGTGAAGTTTCCGGTAGTGCGCGTATCGGAGCTAAGATGTTCGATCTTAAACCTGACTTTACGAAAATGGACCCTGTTGTTCGTATAGGTTCATATAAGGATTATAAGACCGGCATTACAGCCTTCAAAGGATTTGACTATCGCTTACCGTACAATACGTACTCGGGCTTGTGTATGGCGCCCGTAGTTTCACTCGATAGTGTAATCCTTGGATTCCATCTAGCTGGTAATTCTAAAACTGGATATGGTGCTGCCCAGTTTTTGTCGCTAGAGGAATTTAATCTCGCGTATACAAAGTTGCGTTCCACACGACTTGTTGCTCATTCTGCTGACACAATGAGAACTGAGAAGTATGGTGTTGACTTTGAACCATCTTTGGCTATTCCCAAGAAGCATGCTGTTCGCTTTATGGAGGCTGCTGATGGTAAAGATCCTAACTTGGAGGTTTTTGGAGCTCATGGTCTTGGAGTTCCTACCTTTAGGTCTGAAGTACAAAAGTCGCCTATTAGTGATAGTGTTGATGAGATTATGGATCTTCCTCGTCTGCACGGGCGTCCAGATTCTAGGCAGATCTGGAAACATTGGCAGCGTGATTTACATTCGATTGCTCATACTCGTGGAGATTTTGAGCCACATGCGTGGAAACGTGCGTCTGATGATTTGCAGACACGTTTCGCACAAGTGTGTGTTCAGTATCCTGATGATGTTGAAATGATCAAACCCCTTAGTTGGTATTATAACCTGAGTGGTATGGATGGGGTAAAATCTATTGACAGAATTAACACGAAATCTTCTATGGGTTTCCCTCTGAATAAGTCGAAAAGTAATTATATCGACGTTGTGGATCTTGAGGTTCCAGGTATTACTGAACCTATTGATTTTACTGATGCACAATTCAGGGAGGAATTTTATATCCAGGAGAGCCTTCTTGCTGAGGGAAAACGTATTTATACGGTTTTTCGCGGTAATTTGAAGGATGAGCCTACCAAGTTCACGAAGAATAAGATCCGGGTCTTTGCGGGATCAGAAGTTGTTTTTACGCTTCTTACTCGCAAGTACTTTTTGCCCGTGGTTAAATTTATTCAGGATCATGGTTTGGAATTGGAGTGTGCTGTCGGTCTAAATGCGTTTGGACCCGTTTGGCATGATGTCACCAAGTACTTGACGGTGTACGGGCCTGATCGCATGATCGCCGGTGATTACAAAGCCTTTGACAAAACTGCGTCTGCAAAAGCTATGATGTGTGCTTTTGAGACGTTAGTTGGAGTTGCTCGTCTTGCTGGATATGAC